GATGAGCACTTACGGAGCGGGGGCGTTCTGGAGCCAACGGCTCGAAGCCCGCATCAAGGCGATGTCCCTCCCCGGGTGGCAGGAGACCATGCGGGCGACGGCGGTCACTGCCGAGATCGACGACTCGAATGGGAGTTGGGTCGATGAGCGCTGGCACGCGCAGCGAGTCCGGGAACTTTGGCCGATCGCGAAGCAATGGTTGCACGAGCGCGGAACGTCGCAGCCGGTCGAGTATGCACTCAATGACTCGCTCTTCGGAAAGCCGCTCCTGCAATCGATGCCAAGCTGTCAAGCTGTGAACCTATCGAGCCTCGAATACGGCATGATGACCGCATCGGTGCAGACCGCGCGACAGCTCACCAATGCAGCAGTCGTTGAGATTGGTAGCGGCTATGGTGGCCTGACTCTGCGACTTCTCAGGCTGATGCCGGAGATGTACACGAGCATTGACCTGGAGCCGATGCTGAAGATCCAGCACGAGTACCTGAAGGCGACTGCAACGATCGCCGAGGTGTGCAGCTGGCGCGGGGTCGACTGCCGCGATGCTGACTCCGTGAAGGATGCGCTCGGCTCCGCGAGCATCGCAATCAACACGCGATCGTTCATGGAGATGGACATCGAGCAGGTGCGCCGCTACGTCGCGGCGATGGAGGACTTCTTGCCGCATGGGGCGATCTTCTACTCGGTGAACCGCGACAAAGTGACGAAGTTCTCCGACTGGGGGATGACGCCAGAGCGGTGGCGTACCGTCAGCGCAACGCCGTGGCCGCTGCGGCCAGGGATGGTCGAGCGAGTGTTCGAGAAGAGATGACATACAACTGTGAGTCTGCTTAGACACGCCGTTCGATGCTCTCGCTCTAAAAGCCCGCGCCGCCTTTGCCGCTGCTCGTGCGATGGCCGTCAGCACGGCGAGCGAACCTGGGCCTTCTGCGAAACGTGCTGGTGGAGCAGCGAGCGCGTGCTAGCTCACGAAGAAGCAAAGGACCACCTCCGCACCAACGATGGGCACCAACTGTGGATCGGTCACGGAACTCTGGCGGGCCGGTTGCGATCGGACTCGCTCGGAATGAGAATGGACTATGGCGAGAAACGGAAATCCAAACGGGACTCCGGCGCGGGCGAAACTCAAGCCAGGACGAAAAGAAAGCGCAAGAAAAAACCAGACCAGGATCAACCAAAAGCAACGGCTCTTCTTTGAGGCTCTCCGTGGCACCTTTGCCGAGGGAGCGCCGATGAACGTCGCCGCCGCCGGGAGGCTTGCCCGAATCTCCAGCAAAACCATCTACGTCGAGTGGATGCGCTACCCGAGCTTTGTCGAGGAGTGGAACAAAGTCCTCCAGGAGTATGAGGGTGTCATCCGGGCTGCGGTGAGGACGGAAACCGAGCGGCGCGGCATCCATGGATGGGACGAAGTCCACGAGGAACGCGTGCTCGAAGTTGGAGCCGACGGCCAGCCCAAGGTCGTCGAGGTCAAGCAGAAGAAGGTCCACAAGTTCTCTGACATGCTCCTCGCTCTGCGGAACAACCAGCTCTTCGGCGACGCTCGCCGTATGGAGATCACCGGTAGGGACGGCGGCCCGGTCGAGTACCGGCACGGGCTGGTGAGCTTCGAGCAGTGGCTCGACATGGTCTCTAGCAGCAAAGAGTGAACACAGCCGAGGCGATCGCAATCAGGCACCGCGCGACGCTGACCTCGATCCGGGAAGATCCGCGCGAGTTCATCGAGCAGGTCCTGGGGATAAAGACGTGGTCGACCTCGCGAGCGATCTGCGAGGCGGTGGCCCGACATAGGCTCGTCGCGATCAAGGGGTGCCATGCGAGTTCGAAGACCCACACCCTAGCATCTCTGATCCCGTGGTGGCTACAAAGGTGGGAAGGCGACTCGAGCGTAATCGTGACCGGCCCGACATTCACGCAGGCGAAGGAGGGAGTGTGGCGCGAGATGAGCCTCGCCATGGAGCGCTCGAAGATCCTGTTCCCGCCTCCAGGGGAGAGCATGTGGAAAATCTCGCCCCATCGATTCGCGATGGTCCGGGCGACGTCGAAGGCCGAGCGCGGGGTTCGATTCCAGGGCGTGCGCACGGAGAACATGCTGATCGTAGTCGATGAGGCTCCTGGTGTCGCAGCCGAGATTTTCGAAGCGATCGAGGGCTTGCGAGCCGGGGGGAATGTCCATGTCGTGCTACTCGGGAACCCGACCGTGCCCGGTGGCTACTTCTACGATGCCCACACCTCGGGGCGAAACCGCTGGCACTGCATCACCGTAGACGCGATGGACACCCCGAACCTCCGTGGAGTAACCATGGCGGACCTGCTCGCGATGCCGCTGGACGAAGGCGGTCCGCTCGATGAGAACGAGATGCCGTTCCTGGTCACGCGCCGGTGGGTGCGCGATGCCCTGGAGAACTGGGGCGAGCAGAACCCGAGGTTCGAGGCGCGGGTCCGAGGCGTGTTCCCGCAGCAGGCCGAGGGCGCGCTGATTCCCCTCGCATGGATCGAGTCCGCCAGCGTGCGTGAGGTCGAACGCTCGAACCAGCGCCTCTCCGCCGGGATCGATGTCGCCGCCGGGGGCGAGAACGAGACGGTGCTATATATCGTCGACCGCGGGCACATCATCGCACCGCCGATTGCCACGAGGACACCGGCAGAGGATGGGCGATGCCGTTCCATCATCGCGGCCGGGCTAGCGCCATGGAAAGGCGAGATGGGCGTCGTCCGCTACGATTCCATCGGAGCTGGCGCTTACTTCGGGCTCCACCTGCGGGACATGGGGTATAACGTTGCTGGGGTTGACGTGGGGCTAGCATCGAGGCGGGCGAAGGAGTTCCCACGGCTGCGCGACGAACTCTTCTGGTCGCTGCGCGAGGAGTTCCGCCAGGGGCGCATCGCCGGGCTCAAGGACGAGACGACGATCGCCCAGCTTACTGCGCTCCGCTACACCGAGCGCCCTGACGGGCGGATCAAGGTCGAGTCGAAGAACGAGATCCGGGCTCGAGGCTCGAAGTCCCCGGATAGGGCAGATGCGCTGATGCTCGCAAACTTCGCGGTCGGGGACATGCACGCAGCGGCGCGCGTCCCACTGATTTCAGCGCAGGCGAGTATACTTGAGCGCGAGCTGCGGCTCGGATGATAGACGACGTGGAGGTAGCGGCAAATGCCCCTGATAGCGTTCGGTGAAGTCGGCTCCTCGGGCCTTCGCGCCTATGCGGGCCAGATATACGACTCGGTCCTCGCGAAGCTCCAGGGGCCGGACCGCAATAACCGCCTCCGTGCGATGGCGGACACGGACGACGTCGTCGGTGGCTCGTTGCGCGTCTATGAGACCCTCGGGCGGTCGGTGCGATGGTGGGTCGCTCCCGGAGATGAATCCCCCGAGCAGCAGGAGCGGGCCGAGTTCGTGTGGGACTGCTTCAACGACATGTCCCACTCATTTCAGGACCTGCTGTCGAATGCTTACTCGGTGCTCGACTACGGCTTCGCCCCGCTCGAGATCGTCTACAAGGTGCGACGAGGGCCGGAGCAGGTCGACTCCCGTTTTCGCTCGAAGTATAGCGACGGGCTAATCGGGTGGCGCAAGCTGGCGCTGCGCGGGCAGACCAGCGTGAGCCGGTGGTTTTTCGACGATAGCGGCGGCATCGCCGGGATCGAGCAGCAGCTCGAAGGCGACATGGCGATCTCGGGTACCGGGCAACAATCGACGATACGGCGAATCCCGATCGACAAGCTGATCCTGTTGCGGACGACCACCAGGCGCGGGAATCCAGAGGGCCGCGCACTGACCGAAGCAGCGTACCGGTCGTGGTTCAAAAAGACTCACCTCGAAGACGTCGAGGCGATCGCGGCCGAGAACAATATGGTCGGCGTCCCAACGATCCAGGCGCCGGAGACCATCACGACGTTCGCCGACTCTGCCGGGGAGATCGCGGAGGCGCTCCGCATCATCACCACCATCCGCCAGGGGACAGCAACTGGCGTCGTCATTCCGCACGGATGGGGCGGGCCTTCGGGCGAGATCAAGCTCGTGTCGTCGCCAGGGCCGGCGGTAGTCGACATGGACAAGCTCATCAAGCGGCTCGACTCGCGCATCGCGATCTCGATGCTCACGGGTTTCTTGCTCACGGGGCTAGAGAAGGTCGGGAGCTATGCGCTGTCGTCGAACCAGCTCCAGTTGCTCATCACGGCGACAAACGGCTGGAACCAGATCATCGCTGAGCCGTTCAACATGTGGGGCATCCCGCGGCTGATGGAGATGAACGGGTGGCCGACCGACGTGACGCCGAAGCTCATGCACGGCGCTCCGGACGTTGCCTCGGTGACGGAGGCTCTCGAAGCGGTGAAGGCGCTTGCGGCCATGGGCTCGGAGATTCCGATGTTGCCGAGCGTGCAGCGGAAGATTCTCGCGAAGGTTGGGCTCGATCCAGACGAAGACGAACTCAAGACCGCGTTCGAGGAGCAGGAGGAGCGCGACGAGGAAGCCGATGACCTGCCGCCGCAGCCGCCATTCCCGGCTAACCTACTGCCTGCTTCCGAAGGCGAGGAGGAGTAAGTGCCTCTCGCAGTTCCTTCGAGCGCCGTCCCAGATGAGCCGGGCTGGAAGGTCGCGCATCGCGTGGCCGATGCCGCCGACCGCTCGATCCGCAGCACATTCTCCGAGGCCGTCTCAGCCATCCGGTCCCAGTCTGGTGAGCCCGACTGGGCGGACTTCCGTTCGGACCTGGAAGAGCGCTTGCGGGCGCGCTTCGATCGCATCGCTCGCGATATCGGGAAAGCATCTAAGATGCCTGGTGCTAGGCTAGATGTTATGGAAGACGAAACCGCGCGCATGCTGGACAGAAAGGCCCGCGACGCAGCGAAACAGCTCGCGAGCGAATCACGTGACGCCTACCGCGCTGGAGTTTCGCGACTGAGTCGGGCCGGACTCAGCGAGGCCCAGGTGCGCGAGTGGATGCGCCCGCTACGCGGCCTCAATGACGCGCAGACTCAGAGCGCTGTGAATCGCATGCTCGCCATGCGGGAAGCTGGAGCCTCGGCGACGACGATCCGAAACGACGCCGCGAAGATGGGACGGAAGAAGGCATCTGCTCGTGGGCGCGCCATAGCTCGCACGTCGAGCCTAGACGTAGCTACCGCTTCGCAGGAAGAAGCCGTCCGGCAGGGGCTTGATTCCGGAGACCTAGCCCGCGCGACAAAGCAATGGGTCGCAGCGCTCGACGTGACGCATGCGGAGTGCAAGCGCCTCGACGGGCAGCGCCGCAAGGTCGGTGAGTCGTTCGTCGATCCGATGACGCGCCGAAAGGTAAATAACCCTCCGCTGCACCCAAATTGCAGATGCGGTGTACAGTACGACGCCGTGCGTAGCTCAGCCGCCGCATGATCGCGCTTGAGATTTCCGTGAACGGACGCAAGGTGGAAGTGACGGAGCGCACGCGCCGCATGGTGCTGCTCGTGCTAGCGTCATCGCAGCAGGCATCGCAGTACGACACTGGGATCCTCGAGCTGCACTTCACTGGGCGCAGGCGGCAGGGAGTATCTGCGGTCTTGCGCCCACGCATCGTCATCTGCGACGAAAGGGGTTGACATAGTTGCGCGATTGCGCTTAGCCTGATCTCGTCCAGGGGGTAACCTGCTCTACGGCGGGGCCAGCACTCGGCGTTCTTGGATGCGCCGAGCGAAGGCCCCGCCATTTTTTTTGAGCTGGAATCCCCAAAGAAACGAGATGCCCTGCAAGCGATGTCCGGACGGCAAATGGAAGTACGGCGACAAGGGGCGGTGCCAGTTCGACACGCTCGAGAAGTGCAGGAAGGCGGAGGCGGCGATTCATATAGCGCGTAGTGCGGCGGAGCGGATGCTGGCTGAGGTGAATCTTCCACAGAAGACGAAGGCCGGGCTCGCCAAGGCCATCGGCAGAAAGGACCCAGGCTTCTTCACCGCTTGCGTGGCGAAGATGGAAGGCAAGGTCGACGACCCGAAGGCGTTCTGCAACGCGCTGCACAAGGACATCATCGGGAAGTTCCCAGGGAAGCACCGACGCGCGTCGGAGTCGCTGTCGTTCTTCAATCCCGAGCATGACGCCAAGGTGCCTTCGCGTGAGTTCCTGCGGGCTCTGGTCTCGATGGTGCGTGAGAAGAAGTTCCGCCGCCAGGACTTCCGCGATCTCATGCGCCGTGCACGCGGGAAGGCCGGCGGAATCATGTCGGGAAGGAGCCGCAGGATGCGCAAGGAGCAGAGCAAGATCGACGTGAGCCTCGAACCGCGCAAGGAGTTCTGCGACACGATGTCAATGGCGCCGCCGAAGCCGGGACTCCCCAAGGACCATGAAGCCGTCCAGTATCGGGAGTCCGAGGTAACGCCCGAAGCGGTCAAGACTGGCACAGCGGGGAAACATGAAGAGCAGACGCGCTGCGGGGCCTGTCGCTACTTCACCTCCTATGGCACGTGTCACGTGGTCGAGGGTGCAATCGACGCCTACTACGTCTGCGACCTGTGGGAGGCTCCGCCGCGCACGTTCCAAGAGGGGCGCTGGGTGGACATCGTTCCTGCGTGCGACACCAATAATGGCTGGTCGAGACTCTTCTTCGAGATCCCGCTCAAGGCCGAAGCGCCGGCGAAGTCCTGGATCCCGTATCTGCCGAAGCCAGGGACGTACTCTCACCCGAAGTACGGCGACATTCGCATCACCCCCGAGAGGAACCGCCGTTTCTTGGAGAACTTCGAGGAGCGCGTCTACGGGCAGAACATCCCGATCGATATCGAGCACAACCTGGAGAAGTCTGGCGCGATGGGCTACGCCACGAAGATGCGCCAGAACGATGACGGCTCGGTAGACGCATTCGTCGAGTGGACGGCGGATGGGCTCGATGCACTCGGCTCGGGGAAGTATCGCTACTTCTCGCCGCAGTACCTGGAGAGCTGGCTCGACCCGAGTACGAAGAAGACGCACACAGACGTCGCGATCGGAGGTGCTCTGACCGCACGACCTTTCTTCAAGGAGCAGCACTTGCGCCCTCTCATCGCGCACGAGGGTGGGCTCGTTTCGTTCACAGAAACCGCGGCCGGCAATCCGATGGCGATCCGGTTCGCGCCAAAGGAGGCAGCCATGACAGAGAAGGGAAAGCATGAGGGACTCCTGACGCGACTCATGAAGCGGATCGGCTTCACCGGGAGCGAGGAGGAGTTCGGGGAGCACCTCGAAGAGGTATTTGACTCAGCGGCGATCGAGGCCGCCGAGGACGACAAGAAGAAGAAGGGAAAGAAGCCAGCGTTCCTCAGGGATGAGGATGACGAGGAGGAAGACGACATGAAGATGGCCGAGGTTATGGAGCAAAACAAGCAGCTCCGAGAGGCAGCTGAGAAAGATCGCGCCGAGGTGAAGTCGCTCACGGAGCGCGTCGAGAAGTCCGAGGCGCTGGAGCGCAAGCGAAAGTTCGCTGACATCGTTCGCGGGTTCAACGAGCAGGGTCAGTACGACCCAGAGTCCGCATTCATGGGCTCGGCGGACGACCACGTCGGCTTCCTCATGGACCTCTCGAAGGCGTTCGGCGAGGACAGCTCTCAGGTAAAGGGCTACATCGAGCGCGAGCGTGTCAGGGCGAAGCAGTTCACGTCGAGCGCTGCGTTCGCTGAGCTCGGGAGCGCGAGAGGCGTGAACCTTGGCGGCGACGCTTACGCTCAGCTCCAGGTGAAGGCTAAGGAGCTCATCGAGAAGGGCGAGGCGAAGTCGATGAACGAGGCGCTGCGGCTGGCCGAGGATCGGTTCCCCGACCTGGCGAAGCGCTACATGGAGCAGCTGCGCGGGTAGCCCGAGCGGCGAAGGAGGAAACGAACAATGGCAGTCGACAGCGGTTCCAAAAGCCACAGCGGCATCATGGCCGCGCAGGCGGACAACGCACTGGCGCTCCAGTACGCCGCGGTATCCATCACCTCGACGCTCGCGACGAAGCTCGGGGCGAAGCATCAGATCGACGTAACGTCAGCTGGTGCCCGCCCGAACGGGTTTCTGCTCGAGACCGGAGGTGCGGACGCGATCGTCCATTACGACTCGCGGGTCGGCCCGCAGAAGGCGGTCGCCGGTGCGGCGGTTGCCAGCGCTGGTGTCCCACTCGTGGTGGGGACAAGCGGAAAGCTGCTCCCCAATGGCACCTCCGGCGACGCGATCGTCGCCGTCTCGCTCGAACCGGCTTCCGGCGACGGTTCGGTGTTCGAGGTCTACTACAACGGTCCGGTCACCGGAGCGGTCACGTAAGCGGCGCTCAGGTATGAGAAGGAGGAAATAGATCATGCCCGAACCGATGTTGAGCAACGCGAGACACGACCCGCTCCTGGAGAACTTCCTCGTGGAGTTCGCTAATGCGCCATCTTCGCACGTCTACACCACCTTCACGACGGTCCCGGTCGCGCTGCCTGCGGGCAAGTACAAGGCCGTTAAGAAGGGCGAGCTCTTCAGGGACCGCGTCAAGGTGCGTCCGATGGGTTCCCCGCCCGCGCAGGTCGGCTTCCAGTTCGAGGACAAGAGCTATGCGGTCGAGGAGGAAGGACTCGAGACCACGATCGACGACCGCGAGCGCGCGAACTTCAACCTCGGTGGGAGGCAGATCGAGCGCATCAAGACGAAGCAGCTCATGGAGGAGATCCAAACCCATCTCGACCGGAAGTGGGCAAACACGTTCTTCAAGACTGGCGTGTGGACCACGGACATCGACCTGGGAACGACCTCCACCCCGTGGGATGCGGCCAACTCCGAGCCGGCGAAGGACGTCCGTGGTCAGATGCGGACCGTGCACAAGCTGATCGGGAAGAAGCCGAACCGACTCGTGCTCGGAGCGACCGTGTTCGACGCGCTCATGAACCACGCCGACCTCATCGGTCGCGTGTCTGGCGGGTCGACCACGGCGAATCCGGCCATCGCGGACCTCGGGCTCATGAGCCGGTACTTCTTCCCAGACGACCCGACGGCGAAGGTGTTCGTGGCGGAGGCCATCATGAACACCGCGGACGAGGGCCTGACGCCGGTGATGAACTTCATCTTCTCGGCGAATGCCTACTTGCTCTGCTACGTCGATGCCGCACCGGCGATCGGCGTCGCGACGGCTGGGGCGAACTTCGCGTGGACTGGCCTCATGTCGAACCCGCTGCCCGAGCCCGGCATAGCGGTCTCGGTGCTGCGCGGTCGTGACGACAGAGCATCGAGCGACTGGTTCCAGGTCAAGATCGCGACGGACTTCGCCGTGGTCTCGGCCGACCTCGGCCTGTTCGCGCACACGGTGGTGACAGCGACCTAAGAGCTAACCCCGAAGGACTGGCGGTCTGGAATGCGCACCCAGGCCGCCAGTCCGTACCCCCAACAGTGCGCGCCACGAGGCGGGATGGAGGTCCGATGAGGATAGTGGCAGGAAGGCGCGGTACGACGGTGTACCGCAAGAACGAGGAAGGCAGGAAGGTGCTGACGCACATCCCGGCCGGAGAGCCAGTGCCGGAGTTCGCCACCATGTCGCCCGCCGGGCTCCAGCGGGCGGAGCAGCGCGGGGACGTCGTCGTCGATTGGGACGCCGGGGATTCGTTAAAACAGGCGCGCCAAGCGGCGGCATCAGCGCGACCGAATCAGGAACAAGAACCGGGAACCATCGGCGAGACCATCGTCGCGCTCCAGACGAGCCGTGGTGTGACGGAGCATCTGAGCTCGGATGGCGGGGTATCCACCAGATGCGGAAAGAAGACGAAGGACTACGTCGTCGTTCCGCTCGGTCTGCATGATGGCGACGTGAAGATATGCTCACGCTGCGCGTCCGCTGGCGAGAGCGCCGTAGCGTAAAGGAGAGAAGCTCAGATGATCATCACCGGCCACGCGGACAGAATTCTCAATCACATGTATCGGAATACGTCGTTCACCTCGCCAACCACTGTCTACGCGGGGCTTCTCACGGCGGTGACGGACCTCGAAGCCGGAACTGTCACCGAGACGACCTATGGCTCCTACGCGCGGCAGGCGGTGACGTTCGGTGCTCCGGGAAACGGCCTCAACGGCCGGCAGATCACAAACTCAGGGGCCGTGACGTTCCCGGCCAAGTCGGATGCGGGCAGCGTCGTGCTCATAGCGGTCGGCATCTACGATGCGGTGTCGAGCGGAAACCTGTTCGATATTTGCTTCCTCGACACGAAGGACCCGCTCATCGCCACCGTGGACGACATCACGGCTGACACCTGGGAAGCTCCTGCTCACGGCATGTCGAACGACCAGCGCGTGCGGCTGGAATCGATCCCCGGAAGTGGCGCTTTGCCGACTACGACCGCGCTCAACACGGACTACTTCGTCGTGAACGCCACCACCGACGACTTCCAGCTTTCGACCTCGCAGGGCGGCGGTGCGATCAATCTTACCGTGATCGGCCGCGCGCTCGTGATGCCGTACACGCAGCTCACGATTAATCAGAACGATGCCCCGCAGTTTGCGACTGGACAGCTCAAACTGACGCTCGACTAAAAAGAAATCACATGTCCGACATTCTGCTCGACGAGTCAACGTGGACCTACACGGGGCAGCCCGCGACTGTGCCGCGTGATCATGTCCGCGAGCTCGTCCAGGACACCGACCCGGACAAGAAGAAGGTCTCGGACGGTACTGTCGCGCTCGCTCTCTCCGAACGCGGTGACAACGCTTACTTCGCGGCGGCGAAAATCTGTCGGATGCTGGCAGCGAAGTTCGCCGACCGACCCTCGGTGTCGCATGAGGGCATGTCAGAGAACTGGCCCACGGTCGCCGAGAACTACCTCAAGCTGGCCGAGAAGTACGAGGAGGGCGGCCAGGAGCTATCGAACCAGGCCGCGGGCTTCTCCGCTCCGAAGGCGGTTGCCCACAGCATCTCGGCGCTGGAGGCGGCGCTCGCAGACACCGACCGAAACTCCGGCGTCTTCCACGAGGGGATGCTGTGGGACCCAGGGTACGACCCGAGGTTCTGACGCGATGGCACGGAAGTTCACAGCGAAGGAGTACGCGCTGGCTTTGCAGCGTCTTCCCGACCGAACCCTACGCGACCAGCGCGAGGCGATGAATGCCGAGATGTCGTTCCTTGCGGCAGACATCAAGCGGACGTTCTTTCGCGGCGGCGGGAGGCGCGGGCCGAACTGGGTTGTGAGCCGCACGGGGAGGCTCGCCGATAGCGTGCGGCCAATCGAGGCGCGGCTCAATCGGCAGTCGCAGATCCTGCTCGCTGGCGTGCAGATGGGAGGTTCGGACGCTCCCCACGCCGCCTTCATCGAGTACGGAACGCGCGGCCCCTACGTGATCCGCCCACGCCGGGCTTCCGTGCTCCGCTTCGAGACCGAGGACGGCGAGGTCGTATTCGCCCACGAGGTAATCCATCCAGGCATCCGAGCACGAGCGCCTCTGGGGCGCGGCGTTGCCAGGAGGCAAAGCGAGATCGTCCGGCGGCTCGCCGATAAGTACGCCAGGACCCTGAAGGAGATCGTGGCCTGATGTCACCTCCGGCGAAGCTAGTCAAGATTCGCGTCCTTGAAGAGGCGGTGGCTCGCATCCAGGCCATCGACCCCGACACGGACTCGCTCTACTACGACGACTTCGATTTCGTCGCCGTGGCTGAGCCACCGCCAGAGCAATACCTACGGCATTCCGGTAACGAGGTCCCGTCCGGGGTGCGACGGATGGCATTCGTCTGGCATGACGACGACCCGCGTCGCCCAAGGGATTCAGGGAGGAACGAGGGGACGCTGTCGCTCGTTGTCACGGCGATGCAGCGTTACGAGTGGGCGGATGCGTGGCCGTTCGGCGCCAAACAGGGCGGCTTCAAGAGCCGTGCTGAGGTCAGGGCCGAGATGGAGTCCGACCTTATCCGGGCGTTCGCGGATATCCGACTCGGTGGGACGTCGGTATTCGCGGAGCACGTGGATACCAGACCGCTTCAGATCGCGACGACCTACGACTCGGAGCGCAGGTGGGTCGAATGCGAGCTCATGTTCGACGTGGTCTACAAGTACTTGAGGGCGAAGCCGTGGCTGACTTCGAGCGTGTGAGCGTCACGCCAGAGGATTCGCTCGCTGGCCGGAGTCCGCTCGTGCGCATCGAGGCGAAGGTGGATGCGGTAGCGGCCGAGATCACGTATCTGCGAGCGCTCCTGGAAAGCATGGCACCTACGGAGGAAGAGATGGTGGACGAGGCGCGCATGCGGTGGCTCGCCTCGCACCGCGAGCGCAGGTTGCGGGCGATGGGGCGATGAAGCCGATGCTGGTCTGGTACCCGCAGAAGAGGACGCGCACGGTGGGGCTCAGGCTCGAGCCCGGCTGGAATGCGATCCCGAGACGGGCCGCGATCGCTCTCATCGAGCGTGGAGTTGTACTGCAAGAACCGCCGCCATCTGAGGCGGAACCAGCCACAGAGGAAACGAACGAGCCAGGAGGTGAGGACCAGTGGTAGAACAGGTCGGCACAAACTACAACATCGGCTTCAAGCAGACTGCCGGGTCATGGGGCACGGGCATCGCGCTCGGCACGGGCGATAAGTACGAGTTCATCTCCGAAGGGCAGAACCCGGACATCCAGCTCATTCGCTCGGCCGCACTCAATGGCTCGCCGTTCCGCGGCCCAGGGCTCAAGGGAAACGAATTTCATTCGGGACCGATCCGGTTCCCGTTAGACTACGAGACGGCTCACAAGATCATCGGCCTTGCATTCGGATCGTCGGCGGCACCGGTGCAGCAGGGAACGGCGCTCTCGTGGCTCCACGAGGCAGTGGTAGCGGCGTCCGACAAGGGCATCATGACGGACATCTGTTTTTGGCAGAACGATGCAGCCGTCGTGCGCGAGTATCCATCGGTCAAGTGGGGCGACCTAACCCTATCTATCAAGGCTGGCGAGGAGCCATACATCGAAGTGCAGTGCACGCCCATCCGGCTAATCACCGACCAGAGCGGGCTCAACGATATCTCATCGCTTGCGAACGTGACGCAACGAGCTACCCCGCAATACGTCGAATTCAAGGACCTCTCGATGTTCCTTGCCAATCGATCGACTGGCACGCCACTCGATGAGCCGCACGACGAGTTCTTCATTTCCGGTTTCGAGCTAAGGCTGACGAAGAATCTGCGGACTCAGTCGGTTACCACGCGCAACGCTCCGTATGTGGACGAGCCCATCCGGAACAACTTCTTCGACGTCGGCTTCACCGTGACCGTGGCCGAGATCGAGGACTTCAACCGCCTGGCCGAGGTCATCTCGAAGGGGAACAAGATGGCGCGAGTGCGCGCCGTCGGGGCGATCATAGAGGAGACCTTTGCCTACACGCTCGATATCGAACTACCGAGCTTCCAATGGGCGAGCGTCGGGGACTTCAATATCGACGGACCGGAGATCGTGGCGCCGAGCTATGTGGCCGACGCCGCGAAGTCACCGACCTCTGTCGCGGGCTTCAGCCACACCGACGCCGTGCGTATCAAGGTCACGAACACGGACCCCAACGATGCCGTAACGTAATTCGCGGCGAACCCCTGACGCCGGGGGGACAGGCGTCAACGCCATCGAGGATGGAGGAGGTAAAGATGGCTCTGCTACAGGACTACAGGGGGAGAGACGACTCGAACCCAGGACGCTGGTATTCATTCCGCAGGGATCCTGACACGGGAGAGCTCGCGGAAATTCGCGTGCGGGTACCAGGCCAGGAGACACGGGCCCGACTCCGTCGGCGCTATGAGAAACCGGTGCCGACGGAGGTCCGCGGCAAGACGGTGATGCGGCCTGGTCTACCTCCTGAGGACATCCCGAAGCTCGGCATGGACGCTCTTGCATGGATGCTGGTCGACGTGCGGAACTTCGAGGTTGCGGCGTTCTCCGATGAGGCGCTGGCGTTCTATGCGACGGAGCTACAACAGCCACACCTCGCTGGGCGCATGACATTCCGGCTTGATGGGAAGCTGACGGACGCGCTTCGGAGGCGGATCCTGGAAGAAGTCCCTGGCCTAGCCGAGGCGGTGAACCAGGTCGGCCAAGGCGACCAACAGCCCATTTCTGAAGACGACGGCGCGGCGTGGGAGGACGCGCTCGCCCGAAATTTACCGAGTGGCTCGTCTTCATCCTCCGCTACTCGACCCTCACGCGGGGAGGCGAGCGTTGCCGAACCTGTCGGATTGTCGGAGGAGACGGCGAGCCATGCGTGAGCGACCGGTGGCTTGAGCGGTTCGAGCGTGAGATGTCGCAGTCGTGCCCGCGGGTCGAGCTCCACTGGGAAAATCGCGCGTGCGGCGAGGTGGCGCTTGGACTACTGGGGGACGGCGACGGGTGGCGCGCGCGTGTGGCTGTCGACCGGATGCTGCGCTGGGAAGGCGAAGACGCCGAATCATTGCGGAGGCGCGTCGCTCGCGCGGTGGACTCAGAAGAGGTGACGCAATCGATGAAGGCCCTACGCGCAGCGGCGAAGGAGAAGTCGCGCGAGCCCGACGGCCTGCGAGGACAAGAGAGGCGCTGAGACCCTGCTATGGCCCTGAACGAGAAGAACGTAGTCGCGACCGAGTTCACGGGCGACGCGTCGAAGCTCGCCACCGGGGCGCAGCAGGGCGCGAAGGCAGTAGGCGATTTCGGTAAGGCGAGCACCCAGGCCCAGCAGGGTGTCTCCGAGCTGATCCAACGCGTGACCGGACTTAACCCGGCCATGCTCGGAGTCGCAGGAGCGGTGACCACAGCTGGACTTGCGATCATAAACAGCACCAAGCATACGATCGACCTCGGGAGCCGTCTGGTCGACCTGCGCGGGAAGACCGGCATCAGCGTCGAGGGGCTCCAGGAGCTCGAATTCGCGGCGACGCAGTCCGGCTCGTCTCTCGACGTCGTCTCGAATGCGGTCGTGCAGCTCGGTCGCCGGGTGGCTGAGCCAAGCAAGGCTCTGGTCGCCGCCCTTGGTGACATCGGGGTCCGGGTGCAGGAGATCGCGAATCTCAGCCCCGAGGAGCGGTTCCTCCGGGTGGCTGACGCCCTAGCCAAAATCGAGAACCCGGCCAAGCAGGCCCAGGTCGCGATGGAGCTGTTTGGTAAGGCGGGGATATCGATCCTCCCCGTGGTGAACGACAACGCGCGCGAGGCCGTCGATCGATTCCGCGAGCTCGGGGCGACCATGTCAAGCGAGACGGCGCAGGCAGCGGACGACCTGGGCGACCGGCTCGACGAGCTCGGCGTGCGCTGGACCGGGATCAAGAACGTCGTCGGGGGCTTAGTCATTCCGGTGATCACTGGCTTCCTCGACGTTATGCAACTGACCATCGGCGGTGTAACCGCTCTAGCGGCCCACTTCGTCGAGTCGTTCGGCGGGATAGCGAACATCCTGTCGCAGTTCCAGTACGCGATCGGCCTGGTGGTGCCAGGCGCAACTGCCACCGGGGACGCGCTTCAGGACCTACGGCTCTCGGCTGTAGCACTCTCGAACGACCTGCGCGAGTCGGCCGATAAGACATTCCGGGACGTCACGACGCGGCTAACCGAGACGTCCGAAGGTTCCAAGAGGCTGGCGGACGACTTCGAGGGGATCGAACCTCCGGCGGAGAAGGCTGCGAAGGCTGTAGCTGGATTCAACGATGAGCTGGCACGGCTTTCGGCATTTGAAGAGCAGATTGCCACACAGCGCCACTATGAGACTATCCAAAGGAATGCCGAGGCCTACGTTCAGGAGCAGCGGGAGATCGCTGCTGCGACCGCTGAGATGGCGCCGTACATGGCGGCTGCGCAGGCTACCGTCGCCGCGAACAACGCCAAGGCGAAGGCAGCAGGTGAGGCGACCACAAAGATTACAGAGCTGGCTCTCGAAGAGGAGAAGTCGGTCGATGTCACGAAGGAACTCGCGGACGTCTTCTCCGAAGCCCGCGGGTTGATGACTCTCTTCGGGATCGATGCGGAGTCGACAGCTGGAAAAATCATCAACGCCTTCTCGAAAGTCTTCGACGTGTTCAACTCGGTCCTAGGCATCATCTCGAAGATCGCTGGCGTGTTCGGCGGCGGCGGCTTCAATCTCGGGAGTCTCTTCGGGATCGGCGGAAGCGCCACGTCGGCAGCGACCGGGGGCGGACTGCTCGGGAGCCTCTTCGGGATAGGTGGCGGCGGGGCAGCAGCAGCAGCGGGCACCACTGCCGCCGCGGGTGGTGTAGCAGCGGCGGGTGGAACGGCTGCCGCGGGTGGAGCCGCAGCCGGTGGGCTTGGGATTTCTGCCCTCGCAGCGACAGGCTATGGGGCGCTGGCAGCTGCGGCCATTTTCGCCATCCGGGCCGCTCTGAAGAAAGCGAGCGCCGAGACGACTGCCGAATTCCTTGGGATCGACTTCGATGTCCTCTCCGAAGGGCTGCAAGACACGCTCCAGGATATGGGAAAGCAGCTCGGCGACTTCTCGACGGCCCTTCAATTGAACCTCGGGCAGGTCTTCCGCGAGGGAGGACTCGGAAAGAACTTCGACCTCCTCGCGGAGAAGGCCGCCGACACGTTCTCGTTCCTCGATCGCGGTCAGATCGATGCCGCCCAGGCGCAGCAAGTCCTCAACGATGTTACGGCGGAGATGCTTCCGGTCATCGACCAGATGGGTGCCGAGGGCGTTCTTCAGCTCGAGCGGCTTCTTGCCGCTGCCGAGAGAACTGGGGTCAGCTTCTCCGGCATGGAGGAGCTCGCGAAAGCCTACGTCGAGCGCGCGAATGAGCTAGGCATCGCGGTCAATAACGTGGTCTTGGAGGCTCTCGGGCTCGACGAAGCGCTCGCTGTCTTCGAGGCTGGCAACGCCGCGACTGCGGAGGGAGGAGCGGCAGCCGAAGGCCTCGGGGCAATCGCCGATCAAGCGGCCGCAGCGACCGATGAAGTGAATGCCCTAATCGACGCGCTCCGTGAGGCGGCAGGAGCGAAGAGTGCAACAGAGACCGGGGCGGGAGCGTCCGTTATTGGTGCGCAGCACGGCTTCGATGCTACGGTGCTCGGACCGAGGACGTTCTCGGTCGAGCCTGGACTGCGTGAGCATGTCAGCATCAGCCGTGACGGTGCTCCAGCTCAAGCGCAACAGACGGTGGTGAATCTCACGGTGGACGCGCGCGGGTCGTTCGGACTCGATGGTCGGGCGGTTGCAGATGCTATCACGAGAATGATCGAACAGAACTTGTCCGGCGCACAGGTGAGGCTGCAAAAAGCCCTTGGGGTAGAGGGGTAAGCACGTCGTGGCTATCCCATCGGCGCTTCTGACCGAGATGCGCGGCCTGAACCGCGTCATCGCGACGCTTGAACTCGACATCGCCGGAACGACCTATCGCTACTCACCGATGGGAGCGGCTGCGTTTGATGGTGTCGGGATGCACCGGCCATTCGTGTCCAGCATGGGTCCATTCCCGAGCGCAGGTAACTTTTCTGAGTTCGCGCTAGAGACGCCAGCACCGTCCGTCGAAATCTACGACCACGACCGAACGATACAGAAGCTGGTCGGGGGCTCGGCGCGTGAGTCCATCGTTGGGTCTCCGGCGAGGTGCTATCGCAGGGCTAGCCCGAGCATCGTCGCGACCGGCTCTCACTGGAAATTCTTCGACGGAATCGTATCCGCATTTGGCATCAGCGGTGAACGGACGTATCGCTTCGACCTTTCGCCGGACATGCGGCTGCTCGACACGGAGCCCAAGATTCCGCGGCTTACCCGCGACGACTTTCCAACGGCTCCACTAAATATCGTCGGGACGCCGCTCTGGATCGTGTTCGGGGCTCACCTCTCTACGGGAGTAACTGATGCCCGGGGAATGATCCAATGCCTGCCATCGACCGAAGATTCGAGCGGCAACTGCGTTGACTGGGTCATCTCTTACGGACAAGCAACCGGAGTGGTGCGCCTTTTCCGCGGAGCTTCTCAGAGTGCTGCCATCGAGGATACGGCGAACTGGGGCTTCTATACTCTTGAGCGCGGAGGACGACGCTACCAGATGGGCCACTACAATCCTGGCAGCAACAAACCGCTAGCGTCCGACTATGTTGCCGTTGATATGTACGGTCTATTCCAGGATGGTCCTGTAGCTTTGACATCGCCGATTACGAATCCAGCCGAATGCATCCGCGTCTTCTTGGGCCATTTTGTTTATGGGGCCGGAAATGTGACCTCTGCGCAGACGGCTTACGAGAATGAGACGACGAAGCCGATCGCTTCTTCCGTCTTCGACGACGCCGAAACTTACTTCGCGACGCGCGGAGACAAATGTGCCATGGTGATCCGCGCCGATGAGATTTCGCGTGAAGTCTTCAACGAATGGTGCAACACGTTCAACGCCGGGCCATTTCTAGAAGACGCCTGGAAGATCGGGGCGATACCAGAAGATGAGGCCGATACGACCATATACTTCGACGACCGGCATGTTATACAGACGTTAATCGGAGCCGAGCCAGTGACGATGGACAACAGCCGGAACGTTGGCGTGTCGTCGCTCACGGTGAACCATCTGTTCGCGGATAGTCTCGGTCGCCTTACCGATAGCCGGAAGGTAGAGGATCCTGAGGCCGCCATCTCCGCCCCGGAGACCTACGATCTCACTTACGGGAAGGCCGAGGCGATCTGACGCTATGCTTGACTTCGGAACCAGCGGCAGCCATTCAAACGCCGTGAATTTCGCCGACCGCGCCATCCTTGACGCAATGACGAAGTACACGATCTGCTTTACCATGCAGCCCCGCGTCGCAGGGTGGACAAATGCTACACGCATTTTGACGAAGCTTACCGGGACAGATGGTTGGGCACTTCAGGCGATCAACAGCGCCGGAAATAACAAGATTCGCATGACGCACGGGTCGTCAGGGTCTACAGCCAATCCCGGCGACTCGACGACGAACTTCAGTAGCGGCACGACGTATCGAATCATCCTCTGGTGGAATGGAACGACGTTCCGATATTATGTGAACGGCACGTCTGAAGGCGACAGCGCATTCACGAAGGCGATAGCGGCAAACTCGGTTGGCATCTTCATTGGTAATCAGAGCGGCCTTGCTAGCGGTGCGCAGGTCGCCATCGGGAACGTTTGCATTTTTCCGAATTACAATTTGACCTCCGGAGAAATCGCGCAGTGGGATGCCGGCCAGACGATGGCCGCGGCCTCACAACTAGAGCTTTGGCATAAGGGCTTGGAGGTGCCTGGATACGATCGGGTGCGCGGCGAGCAGGGAGTGTTATCAGGCACCGTGCTCACGATAAGTGACGCGACCGACGCTTTCTTTCCAGATGAGCTCACGAATCCGCAGTGGCGACGGCTGGCATCATACCGATTGCGGCGCCGCAGGACGCAGGAGCCGATCTATTCGCTGCGTGTCCCGGATCACTACCTCTCCCTCGATATCGGGAAGCTCTTCCAGGTGAGCCACGACGCGATGCCGCTCTCGGCTACGAGGCTCGCTGGTGAATCGGCTGCGACCCCGCTCCGGGAGCTCATCGCCTCTCAGCAATGGCGGCGCTCGTCCGTCTTGCTCATAGGCAAAGAAGACGATCCGATCAGCCACATGGTGAAGCTCCAATTCAAGGACCATGAGGCATTCGGGATCACATACTGGACGAGCGACGTCCTGCCGGATGGGACCAACGACGCTTACAACGGTCTATGCCGATTCGATCTCGCTGGTTCGCATACGACCACGCGCGCGTCGAAGGCTCTTCTCGAACAAGAGAACACGGTCAAGGAGGAAGCATCGTTTCAAGCCGAGGGGCAAGCATTCCGCGCCTCGGGGGCCTTCACCGAGAAGATGAATCACGTCGGCTTCCTCGCTGAAGATGCGGTCACGAACAAGATCATCCAGAGCCATGCGAAGAACGGCGAGACCGGTTGGACGTCTGTAGACAATGGAGGGACGACAGACCTCTCCACGCTTCGTCTGGCGTTTCCGCTGAGCATCACAGGCAACTCATGGCGTTTCGTCCGAACAAACAACTCGAACGATACTTACCGCGAGCAGACCTATGCCGTGGTGACTGGAGACACTAACGGACGAGTCTATATCACTAAGAGCGAGGAGGACAGCGCATCCATCGTCTCATGGCAGCTTCAGCGGTCGAGCGACTCATGGTATTGGAACGATGCTACGCCAGACTGGCAGTCAGGTGCGGTCTGGAACTCTCTCGCATCAAGTTACGATTCAGGGATTTCTAAGCCGAGAATCTCGCGCAAGGTGTCGAAGCCGATCACCGTTGCCAGCAACACGAACTTCACGATTCGCGTCGGACTAAACGGAGCTGTGCTTCCTTCTGGTGGAGGCGAGGTCAATGTCTACGCCATAGAGCATCTCAACAACAAGCTGCTCCTGTCGTCTGTTCCTACAGAGAGTGCGTCTGCCACGACCTCGGCGGACGAGGTGAAGATCGTTCGGACTTCACTGCCGCAGATCGTCTCGGCGACGCGCTACTCAGTGACCCTGGAGATGGAAGCCATCCAGAACGGCGCCGACCTTGTAGATAACGACAAGCTCTGTCTTTGGTACCATCAATGGGGAAGCAATACGGACAATCGCGACCAGCTCCTCTATGAGAAACCGTC